CCAAGATTATCTTTTATAAATATTGGAAACTTAGCATACTGTGTTGCTGAGTCTGCAAGAACGATTCCCGTTAGTATATCATTAGTTGGGCTGGTTGATGCAATCTTAAGTGTTATTGTATAAGTATCGTCCTTAATAAAAGTACGAGCTACCGTACCATCGGCTGTTCTTGTTGTCTTGTAGGGTTGAACATCTTTGCTTATAGTCAGGAATGACCCCGAAACAAATCCGTCTATTTGATAGAACCCAGCCAGAAGTACGCTCACGTCTAGTGGGGAATAATTTCTAATTGCCATAGAATGCCTCTCCTGAAAGCAAAAAAAGGAAGGAGGGTTTTTGCCCTCCCCCCCTTCAATAGGATTGTAAGAGCTTACTAATTAAACTCTCCACTTGTCCTCGACTACGCCGCCAAGCTGCTCAAAAGAACTTGCGTCTTCTGGGCTGAATCTGGCGTTACCACCAAACGTAGCGTTAAGGCGAACTGCCTGTACTTGCCATTCACGTAGCTGCATTGTATTACCAAACGATGCGTTTGGAACAACCGCTATAAAGGCTTCCTCGGCAAAGAATACACTTCGTCCCGAGTTATCTTTAACTGTTAGGGTGAAGATACCTGAGGAGTCTCTAGAAGCTCTGTCATTCTCATAAAGCTGAGACATGATATCGTTGCTGTTAGAAGTTTGCTGTAGAGGTAGTGTGATCATTGCAGATGTATTGGCTTGGTAGATACGTGAGTTAGTATCGTCAGCACCTGTGTACAAGCTGAATGTATCGCTGTTTCTTTCTACGCTCACAATACTGTCTTCGGAGAATCCGCTTACAATGTGTGAGAAATCACCTTGAGAGATAACAATAGTTACATCCTGCGGGCTGAACGTAGCTGTGTATGAACTAGCCATTTTACTTTTTCCTTATTTGTTTATGTACTCGAAACCGTCTTTTGACTTCTTAAGAGATTTCTCGATAATGGATTTTGTTAAAGATGTTCCCCTAACTGCTGCCGCAATAGAATCAAATACAACTCCAAAGATAGATATTTTTCTTGCCCTTGGGTGGCTACCTGATACTCTCCCAGACATTCCGTTAGAAGTCCCTACATTCTTACCTTTCATGGATTTGGCTCGATTTTCTGAGTCTTTGGCTGATCCTCGTTCGGGTCTAACTTTGCCTTTACTGGTCTTAGTCTTAATCTCTTTACCGAGGTTTCTATAGATTGTCGTCTTACCTTTAGCTAAGGCTCGTGCAGCAACCCTCTTGTTTGGGAACCAAAATCCAAGTACGTAGACTGGGGTATCATCTGATCGGTAGTTTATCTCTAATCCTAGATTTCCAGCTTCGCCACCTGCCGAGATGTTGTAAGCTACTCCAAGTCTTTTGTAGTGCGAGATAAACTTTATCTCCAAGTCTAGAATGTAAGAACGACCTCCTTCAACCAGAACTTCAAACTCCAGAGGGTCTTTTCCGTATTTTTCAACAGCAAGTCGAGGTATTGACGCTTGCGCCAGAGAGCCTCGGAAGTGTTGATTTTTACGCCTCTTGGGATTAACAGTGATACCTATGTAGACTCTTTTGTTAATCTTGTTAGTTATTCTGTAAAGGTATAATCGTTCTTCCATTTTAAACTCCTTATAAATCAGACACTTACGGTGCCTCTTACGGTTACAAAATGTATGGCCCCTGCAAGACGAGCTTCAAAGCTAATTCCCTCAAGAGTACGAAGTGCTCTCAGGTTAGGATCAAGGGCAAGAACGTTTGGTACAGTTACTTTTGGTTGTGGGTTTGGAGCAAGACCACCTGTTGTAATACCTTCTGCAAGAACTCTACGAATCTCATTCTCGATAATTGTAATACCGGCTTGAGTATAAGGAATCTTTTTAGTATTAACAAGACGGAAGAAGATGCTTTCACGCATACGCGCTTCCAGCCAATCGACAAACACCATAACGTCGATAAACTCACCACCAGCCATACGACCTTCAGATGTAATTCTAACACCACCAACTCGCTCGTATGTGTTAGCATTTTTTGCCTTCACTGCACTAGCTTGTGTTGAATTAAGAGCACTAACAGTAACGCCAGATAGCGACTTAAACTTCCAAGTATTTGAACCCGGTTGTTCTGGTAGTTGGCTACCAATCCATGCAGCCTCTGGATACTCGGTGTCTGCATTTTCTGAGTAGAATACAAAAGTTCTTTGGTATCCTAGGTCAAACAAGGCCACTGCAATGTCGTCTGTTGACGTTGAGCTTGTAACTTGTGAGTCAGAGGTGGATGTTCCAAAGATTTGCTTACGGGCTTCTACAGCGGCTGCAACCAGCAGTACGTCTGCTTTAACGTGAGTCTCTACAACAAGGGCGTACCATTCATTGTTTTCATCACTAACAGCATCTAGGGCATCAACCCAATCTTCTGTGCTTGTGTTTACTACTGTGAACTGACTAGAAGGAGTGAAAGAAAACGCTTCTCCGGCTACAGTGGCAGACAGTTCAAACGATCCGTCTAGGTTATCTGTGAAGTCTATTCCAGCAATTGTTGCATTGCTAAAGGCTGTTTCAATAGCTGCTACGGCGACTGTAGCATCACTCTCTGAGCCGATGTCAACACTTAGATCAGTGCCATTAAAAGATAGCTCTGCTAGTCCAGTAACTTCAAGCAATGTTACCTGAACGCTGCTTACGCTTCTTCTACCAACTACAATCTGAGGTGGTCTAAGTTCTTGACCAAATAGTTTAGTTGCGGCAATATAAACATTACTTGCCGAGTCAAAGTCTGCACTAAGAGCTAGAATGCTGGAATAGCTTCGAGCTCTTTCTGTAAATGCTGTGTGTGTTGCTAAGAACATAGGGACGTTAAAAGCTGCCCTTGATACAGCAGTAGTCTCTCTGGAAATCTGAATATCAATAATGTCTGTAAGTACAGTCATTGTCTAACTCCTTGCTAAGTTTAATTTATATAGTTTTGCCAAAGTACGGTATCAATCGTTTCAATTGGCTGAGTGGTTTGTATGGCATATGAGAAGACTACATCAAGAGTAAAGTTATCCACCCAAGTTGTATCCCTTTTTTCGGGTACTCTACGAACTTCGCCTTTTCGCATTATTGCGAGACTTTCTGTACCAAAGTAAAATCTAGCAGCAGGATTATCAGCAACCGTTTCAAAGTTATAGGCGAGATTACCAGAATCCTTACCTACAAACATAAAACGAACAGTTACTTCATATACACTAGTAGACTTGATTGTTTGGTCTGCGGAGGCATAAGTGCTATCACACTCCATACCAATTTTATCTGCCTTCAATATGTTTAAAGCGCAGTAAGAACCTTTAGGCTCTTGACCTCCTTGATGGGAGTGTATTAACTTATTATCTGGGAGTAAGTTATTGCAAGAAGTATAGACAGCTTGTTTTACAGAATCATAAATATTCATGGAGCTGCCTCGTTTATCTTCTCTTTCATTACGGCGATAGCTTTATGGTGGTTAAGAATACCCATACTGTAGTTAAGAACTTTCATAACTCTAAAGGTATCTCCTTCCCAATCAAACTCGTCTGCACCGTTCTCATTCTCTTCCTCACCTAGGATTACATCTGGTGAGTAAACTTTGAGTGCTTTCTTACTTCTATCGGCTTCGGCCATAATAAGAGTTTCTTTGTAGCCTACAGGCTGAACGTTAGCTGCAATATTAACTGTAACGTAGCCAGCTTCTATCCAAACACCTTCCACATACTCACCACCAGTTAGCTCTGGTCTTCTTATATCTAACCTGACACGCCCTGTTGCATTTAACCCTATGAATTTACTTGATAGCATTAGGACTTCCTTTTAGTTACTCTGTGTCTTACGGATTGAACCATTACGCCTGTATGGTAGAGTGGGTCATTAAAACCTTTAGCCTCTGCCCACTCAGAAGAGTTGCTGCCGGGGTAATCTAGTATTATATTTTGTAATTCGAGAGAATACTCTTCACCGAGCTTTTCAATTTCTTTCATGTAATTATTATTATTAGTAAACAATAGCATCATGTAGAATTGCTTAGCCCTTCTGGGGAAGCTTGCGCGAGCATGACCTATAAAGTCAATGGTCATGAAAGGTCTTGGAGGGTTTGTTACAGAACCTTGATCGTTAATGTAAGCTACCTCGGCAACCTGCATGTTGTCATTGTCTGGGCCATACCTAGCTTCGCGGAAGATACCAACATCAATCTTTCTTTGATCAAACCTTAGCAAACGTCTCTTTAGTTTTTCCCATTGACGCTTATCAGATTTCAAAAGGGCCGTCATGTTGTATCTCCTCGTAGACATGCTTCTCTACGCTAAATCCGCGATAGGCAACAGTAGGCCTTACGTTATCTAGGTTCTCATCGTTAGCCAGCATATCTTTCTTGGAAATTCCACCAGCATAAGGCATGGGAAGTATTGTACTAAAGTTAGGGTTGTTGACAAGCTCTAGGAGGTACGTCCGATAGTTCTTGAAGAACTCGTTGCCATACACTTCTATGTCGCCTGTACGCTCTCTCGTGAACCTTGTTATAGATGCGAGAATGTACTTGGCGGCTTCTAATGCAGCCTGCTTTTCGTTGTTGTTGTTCTTATCTAATACGTAACTATATGTCTCGTCATCAAGAAACTCGTAAACAGGGTCTGTGTCTCCCGTAACTAGCCTGACTCGATCTGTAATACTATTTACTGGATCACTTGTGAATGCCATCTACTTCTCTCCTGCTGCATAAGAAAAGACACTGAATAAGTATCCTTTACAATACAGCAAAAGGAGAGGGCGAACCCCCTCCAATTGCATGACTTCTATTTTAGTTAGAAGTAGTACCCTTAACAACAACCTGCGGTCTACGCAGCATGTTAACAAAGTTAGACTCTGATTGAAGAACGATCTCTTCATCGCGGTCACCCGGATATTCAAACACGTAAGCTTCTTCACCAGTTGTGTTAACAAAGCTGAACTTGTTAGCAGGAGAGAAGTAAGTCTTGAACATATCTGTTACGCCAAGAGGCATAAACACTGCATCACCAGCAGGGATAAGCTTGTTGCCGTTGTAAGAACCACGGTATTCAATGTAACGAACACCAGCGTGATCGAACTCACGATACAGGCCACTGCCCAGACGATTACGAGCAGGCTCTTGCAGAGAAGCGTAATACTTGTAAGCTTCTTTAACGCCAGCGTTGTTGATCAGCTTAGAGAAGAACTCAGGTGAACAAAGAGCAACGATAGAAGTAACGATGTCGCCATTCAGAACGTTGTCTTGGATGTGAGCGATAACTTCTTCGTTTTTACCGATGATGTTAGTTGTGCCTGTTCCAAGAACATAGTCAACTGACTTCTGGGTAATTCCGAAAGAGCTGTACCAGTCAGTAACAACAGTGTTGTTAGGCGCGTATACTGTACCGGCTGTCAGAGCTTGCATACGAGCAGCTTCTAGAGTTACAGCATGGTTACGACGAATACGTGCAAGTTTACGTCCACGAACCTGTGCAAGCTGCTCTTCAGCGTCTGCACTACCATAAGCACGTTTACCTTGCATATCTTCTGGCTTGATATAGTCATCAAGTGGGAAGTGAGGAATCGCAAAGCTGTGTAGCTCACGGTTGTCGTCTTTGTTCATGTTGTTGCGCTCACCGCGAACACGGTCAGTAATCAGAGCAAGAGACTGGTCGATTTTCTCAACAGTGATGCTATGCTGTGCAACGCCTTCTGGTTCAAAGACACCAAGTTCATTCACAAGTCCCCAAGTATTAGGAACGATAAGAAGTTCTTCGGTGTAATCAACTAGCTCAAAAGGTTTTTCAAAACTACGGACTGTAGCCATTAAAAATACTCCTAGTATTTGTTATTAAATTTGTGTATCTACGTTGATACCAAGGGCTTCAAGAGCTACGTAAGCGGCGTCTTTGTCTACGCCATCCTTGAATACAAGACCACCGTCAGCAACAATCGCTGGGCCTTTAACAAGAACAAGTACAGTTGTGTCTGTTGCAGCTGCAATAGAAACATCTTGTAGAACAATACCAGCAACATCTTCAGCGCCGTTACTCAGTGCTTCATCATATTGTACGTATTTGCTAGTTGCAGTAATTTTACCAACTACTTGGCCAATTTTGTATTTAATAGCAGAGGCTTCGTTTACTACTACAGCTAGTCTGCAGTACCCTTGCTCAGAATAAAGTTCACGTTTAAGCATATTACTTAGACGCGGTGTATCGGTTGCGATAAGAGCCATTTATATATTCTCCAATAATTAAGGATTACTTGTTAGCGTATTGCTTTTCAAGGTAAGTGCGGGTTGCGTTAGCTTTAGCGGCTGGTTCT